TGGAGAATCTAAAGGTGTTGGTCTGCCTCCTGTATCAATATCTTTTACCTTTCGAACGTGCAATAAGCTATACATCCAATCAATAGGATGCTGAATATAGCGATGGATCACAATAAAATCATCAGCTCTATTAACAAACTTTCCCCCTCCTTCAATATCAGAAGCCATCGGAGGGATAGGATGATCATAATATTCGTGAGTCTGTCCGTGCTTTTTTCTTAATGCTTCTGTTGCCGCGTGAGCACAAAGCCATATACTGACATTATTTTTCCTGCAGAATATTCTCATCTCACTTGTAACATTATAATCATACTCGTGAGAGTTTATTCCTTTACTTAGATTTTTTTTCAAAGAATTATATGGATCAATTAAAAACCCTTGATAATCCCAAGCATCTTTGACCGATTGAGCAAGGCTCTGCAAATCCTCCCAAGAATATATTTTTTCATTGCTGATGAATTTAAAATGATTATTAATCCATTCTAATTTTGAATTAAAATGAGTATCATCAATTTTATTAATAGTATTCTTTTCAAGAAATTCAATTATTTTTTTTATCAAAGTATAAGCATCATTCTCAGAGGAGAATATCAACCACCTCAAATTATGTTTTTTAGAGTACAAGAGCATCAGATAAAGAACGACTGTTGTTTTTCCAACATTAGCGTGACCTAATATTACATTGAAATTATTTGGCTTAAACCTGAAATGCTCATCAATATCGCTCACACCAAGCTTTAATCCCTCTGTAATTTTTTTGTTTCTTATATCTCTTATTTTCTGAATTTCATCATTAAATTCAATAATCATAGTTTATTAATTTGTTACGAAAATAAAAAAAACCCCTTAAACTAATAAGGGGTCTGTTCGCCTAGTACGGCATATCATCATCATCATCTCTATCAGGCGAATGATCTGATGTTTTGACCTGCTTATCTCTCTGGAAAGTATCATATACAGTATATATTTTTCCTGCACTAGATTCTTTTACAGTGAGATTTACTCTATTATCTTTTGACTTTTCCAGAATCTTATCATATTCTTCTTTGAATAATTTAAGATCAATAGATATTGTCGACTTAATATGAGCAGGTGCATTATGCGAGGGTCTAAATACCCTCAAAAAATTTGCATAATCTGGAGGATTATTATCCTTCTTTTCTTGAGTAGATTTCCTTAAGTCCATCGAAATATTCTTCTGTTTTCTTTAATACTAAATGTTCATAATCTTTACCAAATGCTTGCATTACTTCTTTAAAACATACTTGTAATAGTATCCAATCATTTGTATTACCACCCCCAGAGGGTTTGCTCATCTTAGGAATATAATCATCATTGTTTAGTTTCGCATTTTTAGTCTGCTCATTCTGAACTGTAAAGGAAATCTTTTCACCAATTTTCCTTTTGAAATCTCCTTTAGCATTAAACTTATACTTATTTCCATCAGCAAAAGTTACCATATAACTATGCATTATTCCATACTGATTCTCCCAAGTAGGAGGATTAGCTGGTTCAATATATTTTATAGTTCCTGTTTTATTCATCTCTAAATAATTCTAATTGACTTTCATAAACTTCTATTCTTGCTTTTAACTCCTCAACCTTTTCCCTGAGCATCTTTACCTCCTCAGATTTATAGGCGAGCATATCTTCAACGTATGTCATCGATTTTCTGTTTTTGAGTTCTTTTAATAATTTCTCTTTTTGCCCTCTTGCTATAAGATTCTAGAAATTCGCCTGAATACGCGATACTTCTCAATGTCTCTATTGAGTAACTGTTCCATAATAATTGACTAAAATTCATATCATATATAGTTTTAAAATTATTTCTAAAATTAATAAAAAATTTTTAATAAATAAAAAAAAAGGGGGTGATATTTCTAAAACCCCCCAGATAAAACAAATTAATAAAACTAAATAAGTAATATATGAATAACGACTAAAGCCAACAAAAATCATAAAAAGCTTTAGATTATCTCTCAAATATAGCATAATTTTTTAATTTTTCTCTATAAAGATCAATCATTTCTTCAATATCCTGAATAGAATATTTTTTGATCTCTAAAGATTTATTATACAACTCTTCACTTTTCTCTTTTCCTAGATATACAGAATATCGATATTGCTCCCCTGACTTATAAACATTACAACCAACGCATTGAGGTTTTACATTATCCTCATCCCATCTTGTTGAGTAATGCTTTCTGCTCATAAAATGTCCTGCTTGAATCTCTTTCCAAAAATATTTTCTGCTACAAGTTACGCAATAGCAATATCCTTGATCATCAGAATTTGATAATCTAACCCACTTTGAAAACAGAATATCAAGTTTCTTGACTAATCTGCTTTTTGTTGGTTTTTTACTAGGCATCTAAGTGATTGATGAGTAGATTGCCAGTTGGCTCATCTATTCCTTTGATTAGCTTATAAATATATTTGCTATCAGATTTTACTTTATTCTTTTCCCCCTTAGTAGAATCTATGCCGAGGTTTGTATATTGAATCGCATCTAATTCTAAAACAGAATCAATTCTTGTTTTTATTGATAACGAAAAATCTTTGATAATATTATCTGCTAATTTCCTAATTCTCATCTCTTCACTCATTTCTTTTTTTAATTTAATAATTAATATAATAGTATATATAATATAATATATAAATAATATAATATATATATCATTTTCCCTGTCCTCTGTATCTTTTTCTGTAAAGTTTAGATGCTTTAACCTTACTATTTTTTTTCTTAGAATGTACTCCTTTTCTCTTTCTCGATTTACTAATATAAGTATTAGTTACTATTCTAGCCATTTTAAATACCCTCTAATCAATTATCTTTTTCTATCTATGTAATTTATTACCGAACACCTTTTCAACGCCTCTAGAGCCAAAATAACCACCAATTACAATACTAAGTAGTCCTGTTATAGAATCAAGAGGATAATTAAGATACCACCCAATTACATAACTAATAGTTAAAAACACCAAAACAAGTGGTCTCACATTCTGAGCTAACCAACTAGTAGACTGAGCATCTGCTACCCATCTTTTAGTTGTTCCATCAATCTCTGCTCTTTCTAATTTTAATTTTTGTAGAGCTATTTCTTTATCTATCTCACTCATCTCTGAGCCACCAATAATAGCTTCAATAACACTCCCAACAGGAGTATCATTTGCTATTTTGCCAACTATATTTGGGATTTTTTTTAGGAGAAAGCTTCCTACTGCAGTATCCTTAAATTTTTTCTTACTTGCCATTGACCATCTTATTATAAAGAATCTGAGCTAATATTATTTCTTTTTTATTATCAGGACAAATATTTTCTATTAATTTTTTATATTCTGCTTTCTTTATCTCTCTGGTCGTTGAGCATCCTACTAGGATTAATGCTATTATTAAATATTTCATTGAGTACGTTTGTTTGTGCAATTACTGCTTTTGTTAGTTCGTTGATACTTCCGTGTATCTCTTTTAATTCATTGCGAAGCCCATTGGACTTTACTTTTACCTCATTCATAATTTATTGTGCTTCCTGTTGTATTAGTAAGTCCAGATTGCATCTGGCTTTTCGTGATCGTTGTCAACGTGGATAAATGTTTTTGCAATTCCAAGCCTTTTGAATCCTGCTTTGATGAGTGATGTAGTAATAATCCATCTCTCTCTTGAGTTTTGTACAGAGATATCTGCCGCTTTTCCTTTTCTATGGCTTGAATTCTTGACTCCTCCAACTTTTTCATTATGCTCCTCAGTTCTGAATCCTGAAGTGATTTGATAGGATATACCACTATCTTGCCTTGCATTATCGAGCATCTCAAGAAACTCGCGATCCATATTAGCAAAACCACTATTAGGCAAATCTGGAGAATCAAACTCCTCATAAGTAAAATATTTAAGCTCCATTTTTCTTACAATTACACTCTTTACAATTATCGTACTGCATCGTTTTGTTTAGCAACAATCGATCAATAGTATCATCTTGTACCTTTATAAGCATATTCTCAAGCATATCCTTAGCCTGTACAAGCATCTCTATTTTCATCTCTAAATTACTAATTTTCTTCTTAGCTGCTTCGAGGTCATCTGGATTTCTACCAGTAATAGAGCTTATAACCATCGCAATACTTGCCGCTATCATACCAATAAGCGTGTTTACTATTTGAGAATTTTCGCTTGGTATTTGGTATTTGGTAAGATAGAATAGTATTATAATTACTAAAAAGAAAACAATAAGCGCACCAACATAGTGGCGAATATCTTTTGCTACACCATTAGTAGGCATCTTCATTTTTTAAGTGCTTTATATATTTGTATTAATGTAAAAACTAAAGTAGACCCCATAACAAGCATCTGCAAGTAAGCGTTAAATTCACTAACGCTAAAAACTAAAGCAAATAGATTTGCTGAGTACAATGAGAATATCTTCATTCCGTCATCCATTTCATTTTATTTAAATGCCATATATAAATGTTTATCCCCTGTGTTATTAATCCAAGTAGAAGATACAGCAGGTACTGTAAAACCTGTATCACTTATTGCTAATTTTATTGTTGAGGATGTTGACCCTTGTTCAGCTAAACTATCTTCAGCAAATAAATAATTATAATAACTATCAGTATCACCTGTTCTATAATATATTACCCATCTTGTACTTGCTGTATCTGTATTTTTTATAATTACTATTGATGGTCTAAAGTTTGTTGTAACAGATACAGTAGAACTTGAATTACCTGTATAAGTCCCTATCTTACTATATCCGCTTACTGAATGCCAACAATACATTATATACTCTTTTGATGTGCCTGACCATTCCATAGTAACATTATTACTATTGGGATGCGTATTATCCCATCCTGTAGTGGTGGTTGCATCCACATCGTCATTTAACTTCAAACGCTTATTATTTCCGACAGGGTAAGCATAAACTTGCCAATCTCCACTTACGCTTATAGGTTTTAAAATTACAAGTTCAGGTGCTGAATTTAATCCGTGTGGTACTGTAACACCATCGGGTGTAGCAGTTACTCCTGTAAAATTAACAATGCTAAAACCGGCTTGTGTATTTGCAGATATATCGGCAGTAAGGTCGCCTGTAGTAGAATCTGTTACGGCATCCCCTCCGCCTTTGAATACCCACCCGACTATTTTACTATTATTTTCATTTACGTTTAATCTGTTACCCTCCAAAAAGAATCCATTAGCCTCGAATGAACTTAAGCCATTACTTTGAGGTGTATTAGCAATGTTTGAATCAGATGCTAATATATTTTTTGCACCCCTTATTGAATCATATAAGTAGTGATTATATGCACTATCTCTATTTTTTATCCAAACTAAACCACCATTTGTTTCTAAATCTATTCCTACATTAGAAATGTATTGAGTAGCACCTGTCCCCTCATACAATACAGTCTTAAAGTTAGATGTATCTGTTTCAGGTTTTTCGTTGTAAAGATTCTGTATTGCGTCTGCATCTAAAACACTTGGGTAATATCTTATTTGATCCATTTGACCTTCGTGATGATATACTCCGCTAAAAGTGCCAAAGTTTATACCTTGGCTCATATTTCTTGATGGCGCACCTGTAGCAGAGCCTGTCAATATACCATCTAAATATATTTTCATATTACCGCTTGAATCTACAGTAGCAGCTAAATGATGCCATTGATTTAAATTCATAGCAACACTTGAAGTTGCTGTAACATCTGAACTATTAAGTCTAACTCTAAATTCAGGATTAGCATTACTATAATTAGCTAAATACCAATATTTAGTATTACTTGCACTTGAATAATAACCTTTTGCAGCTAAATAATGATATTTACTTGTAAAAGTTGTGCTTGTATGTTTTATCCAACCTGAAATTGTAAAAGCAGAATCGTTTGTTGTATAACCTGTTGTTATTTGACTACTACTACCATTAAAAACCGCTGCTTGACCATAGCGACCAAACCTATATTCAATATCCGTTTCTGTACCATCGTAACTACCTTTTTCATCCTCTGCTGAATTGTCTAACTTGTAATATGCAGCAGTTGTACCTTGATAATCATTTTCAGTTGTTGTGGCAGTATGTACACAAGCGGTTTCTCCGGCAAGTTGCCCTATTTCTGATGCAGTTAATGCTCTGTCAAATATTCTTAAATGGTCAATATCAATGCTAAATGCCTCTTGAAGGGCATTACTATAATAGTAACCAACATAAAAGCGATTTGGCGAAGCATCATCAACTCCCGCAGTTGAAGTTGCACTACCTACACTATAACTCATTGTAGCTTTTGTGCCATTTATATATATACCATTTCTAATACTATCTTCTAAAGTATTACCCATACGCATAGCTAAATGTACCCAAGAACCATTTAAAGATGTATCTATTAGTGCATACCCTACAAGGCTATTAGTGCCTGAAGTTGTCCCTAATCTTGTAAATAAATCGGCTCTGTATTGTGAAGCAGTTGTGTTATAATGTATTCTCATAAAAGCAAACCTAAGACTTCCGCCATTGCTAAAAGTAAGCCTTGTAGAGCCTGTACCTTCAAGTTTTACCCACCAAGAAACAGTTATATCAGAATAATTATAACCAATAGAAGTGTTAGCCATCATAGAATTGCTTTCTCCACCTCTCAAACCATAATTTATATTACCCCCTGTGCCGAAGGTAACTCCTGTTGGTGTTAAATGATATCCATTCGCACTCTCATCACTTCCATCATAATCAAAAGTATATAATGCCTTACCATTACCATCACCAAATATATCAGCAGTATCGGTATTACAAACTCCTGAAGCTGCTACTATACCTCCTGTCGC